AAAGGTTCTAATAACTCTATCATATAAAGCTTATTATTGTTTTCATCTATAAATGCATTAGGATTTTCTTCGTTGAATTTATTTATATATTTCATTCTTTTAGGTTTTTTTATAAAAAAGTAATTTCTTAATCTTTCAAAATTGATAACGTATAACTCATCATTAACAATATAAAAATATCCACTCTTTTTATCAATTAAAAAACTGACTTTATTTTTAATAGCATCATCTTTCTCGTTTTGTCTTGTTACTTTAAATTCAGTAATATTTAAATTATCTGATATAAAGCCATGCTTTAAAGAAATAAAATTTCCAACTGCGAAATCGTCGCTAAAATCTTCATTATAATTTTCAATATAAAAACTTTCAGTTTTTTTATAAGTTTTAAGTCTGTCTTTTTCACTTAATTTCATTTTTTCTTTAATACAATAATTAAATCTATTAAAGTCAAAGAAATCTCCTACATGAGCAATATTTTTTTCATCTTTCTCAAACTCAATAGGAGTAGTAATCTTAATGATTTTAATTTTAATATCTTTATTCACTTTCCCCTTAACCTCTTTCTTGTGTAGTTTTTTTACATTATATATTTAAATCTACAAAATAAAAAGGTTTTATATTAAAAAAAGCAACTAATATCGGGGAATGATATCAGTTGCAACTACACAATATCATTATACTATATTTTAGTACCTAGTACTAATAAATTTAATCTTATTCCTAAAATCTGCATATATTATCATGTGGGAATCTACATTGGGATATTACTTACCCAAATTTCCTAAATCCTTAACATTCTTTTCATCATCTTCACCAATATTATCAATAAACACTGGTGTAGCTACATTTAAGTCTACCTTTTCTGTAAATAAGCTATGGTATCTACCGAGTAAATCGCGAGCTTTCATGCGATCACTAGGCTTGATAGGTACTTCAACAGTTTCCACATGCTCATTATATACGAGGTTCATTCTTCCACTGTCTGGGTTTCGTTCAAAAGTACCTTTCTTTACTACAGCTTCTTTAGTTTCAGTTTCGTCGCCTACTGCTGCTTGAGTTAATAAATACAGTAACTCTTTGGCTGATAAAATAGTATCGTCCATAATCTCGTCTTTCTTACTTTTAATGTATTCGTCCACTTTCTCTTTTCGTAGTAATCGACTACCAGTTACATGTGCACTATTCGGGCTATATCCTGCCTTTATAGCGCTTTGAGTAACGTTGAGTGTCTTTATATACTCATTCGCAAAACGTTCTTGTTTTGGCGTTAATTTGTCCATATCATCACTCCTTATAACTAGAATGAGCCTACCCATTTAAGGATAGGCAAATTGTTTAATTATCTTCTATTATTACTTTGTTTCACTTCATTAATCGCATTTTTATAACGTTCAGTAAGTTGTTTAATTTCAACGCCACCATACTGTTCATTCTTAGTAATAACTACACCAGTTTTAGCCATTCCAGTTTGGTTAATGACACTATACTCAAACATTAAGTTATTGTATTCTTCGTTTGTAGTGTATGGATATAAAACACCTTGTTTTAATTCTTCGAGTTTAAATGCAACTTGACGTTGTTGTGATTCGTTTAATTGATTGTCATACTTTTGTTGCAACAAACTTAATTCATAAATGTCAGTGTTCGTTACATCTTTACTATTGATGTAGTCTACAATCTCATTATCGTTATAGAATGATAATCTAGCTTCTAAATTCTGACGTTTAATGATTTCAGTTTGTGGATCTTTAACATTATCTTGTTGACTTTCTTTCTCAATCTCATTACAGCGTTGCTCTATTTCATTTAATCTATCTGTAGCAAACTGTTTAAATTTATTTTCGAGTTCAGTAACTTTGGGCTTTTGTTGTTCGTCTATTGCCTCTAAACGATAGCCTTGCTTGTATAAACGTTTAGTATCTTCAATTAATTTATTTACTTCATCTAATAAATCTTTATACTTTCTGCTATCGAATAATACACTCCATACGTCTTGCGATGTACCTTGATAAGTAGTTGTTGTCATAATACATACCTCTTTCTTTTTAATTTGCTTTTAAAAGCTTTTCTTGTCTTGCTCGTTTCATACGCGCTTTAATTCTTTCTTTTCGCGCCTTACCTTCTGCCCTACGTCGCTCTTTATCAGCTTTAATTTCTTCTTGTATAGCAGTATTTCTATTATTCTTGTCCTTACTATCTATGTTACTTATATCCTCACATATGCGTAATATAAGGCTCTCATCAGCTAATATGTCATCTCTTTGATATCTCTTTATCTGACGTTGTTCACTATCACTATAGTTAGATAGTATAATGTTAAACTTCTTTAAATCATGATTAGATTTATGCTTAAATTTCTCTAGCTTCTCACGTTCTTCAATAATACTTAATGCCAAATCTTCAATGTGATTTGATTCATAGGACAACTGCATAGTGTATGGATCAATAAACATTCTTGGATAATGTAAAGCGTACATATCATCAATGCGTTGTTCCCATTTATCAAACTCACTTTTTAAGAATGCAGCATTGTACTTAGTTTTGAGTTGAATAACAGCATATCTTTGTCCTACTCCCAAACGCTACACCTCTTATAATTTAATACGTTTTAAAGCCTCATAACGTTTCATACTACCGTCTGCTAATCTTTTAATACTTTCCATTGCTTGTTGCTTTTCTTCATCGGTAGTAATGATGTAATAACCACGTTCATGTTTTTTATAGCTACATCCTATAGGATAACTATAATCATCAATCAACTTGCTTATAGCATTTCTTAACCATCTTTCATTAGATGAATTATACTCGTACCCCATTAAGTTAAGTATCTTGGACTTAGTTATATACTTATCTGTTGAGTTCTGAATAGTATCAAAAATTCTTAAATATTCGTTTGGTACAGATTGATTTTTATTTAATGTATCTATCATGTTTTCTTCCTCGTTTTATTTAGTATTCCCTTTCTGTTTACTAACTTCTAAAACGGTACTGATACATATAATTTTTCTCCACACTCTAATTATATCAAATTACACTCAAAATGCAAACTTATGTTCCCTTTTCAACTCATTTTATTTTATACTTAACAACCCTGATAAACATTGAATTAACAACTTTTATAAGTGTTTTCATATACTATCACACACTACGACACAAGAACATAAGTTCTAATTAATTTGCATTTTAACCCCTCATGAAAATTAAGCGCTTAGCTTTTTTTAGTTTTTATATAGGAGCCACACACTACATGTGACTCCTCATTACCTACTTACTCACACTATAGTACGATTCTTTCAACTCACTTAACTTACGCTCTAACGCCTTGTAATCGTCTTGTGTGGCATTCTCATCTTGTACAAATGCAGTAACCAACTTTAATCCCTCAACTAATTCTGTTGCTGGTTCATTAATCCCTGTTGCTAACTGATACAACATTTCAATATTACCTATCACATCAGCATTACTGGACTGAATGCCCTCAACAGTATCTGAGTCAAAGCCTTTTTCCATATAGTCGAACACATCACTATTATTAGATTCTGCGTAAGTTTGTAACCCATACATAAAAAACTCATCATTAAATAGATTATCAGCCATCATATCGCTTATAGAGAGCGTTTTATCATCATGTAATTCATAACCTGCATAATAACCATCAATACTTCTTATAAGCCCCTCAGTGTGCTTAGGAGAAGCTAACTCAAACGCTTTTCTCACATTACAATCCTTGATATATATGTGACCGTATAAATTACCATTCATAACTACATAAACCATATCAAACGGATCATTATATATTTTGAATCCAAACGGTGTTTCTCTACTACTTTCTAATAAGCCTGTGTAATATCTTAATAACGTACCTGCTCTTGTTTCAAATTGATTTGCGATAATCTCTACATTCATTTAGTTTGCTCCTTTACCTTTATTCGTAATACTACTGGAATCCATGAGGGCTTATCTAGTTCATCGTTGGTGATAGACAATGGTAATGGTGGCACTTTGCCATCTAATAGATACCTCTCAACATATCGTGGGTTGTGAACAATTGATATCTTGTTTTCTTGATACAACTCCTGTATAACTGAACCCGATTCCGTTGTGCAGTGGTAAAAGAACACTTTATTCTTATCACCATCAAACGTAAGTGATCTATCACCCTCAAATGGTATACCTGCTTCATCAAATAGTGGTATTAACTCATATATATATGTGCTTCCATTCTCTCGAATAAATTCTAATACTTTATCTTTTAAATTATTCATACGACACCCCTTTATTCACACTAAAAGTAATTGGTAGCCAATGATAAGTATCTATATCATATGACTTTAGAACTGGTAAATTTAATTCTTTACCGTCAACCATATAAATGACTGGCTCACATATTTTCATATCTATTAATCCTTCGTTAACTATACTGCTAACCACATTAAAAGCTTGTTCATTCCACCCATACCAAAATACAATGTTGTTATTCTCTGCACTGGTATAAGCTCCGTTACCTTTGTAGTCAAAATGATTCTCATCAAAAATTTTTTCGATTTCTACAAACGATGTGCCAGCATTTTCGGTTATATATTTAATAATCTTATTTTTTACATTGTTCATTTTAAAACCTCACACTATATAGTTTTTTCTCACACTAACCTGTAATCTGACTAATCCCTTTATATCAACATTCACACTACATTCCTTACACCTTACAGATAAAAAGCCTAGTTTATAATTTTATTTTTAAACACCTAATATTCTTATGGATTGTTATTTAAGTGTAAGGTGTAAGGTAGATGCAACAAATCAAGTTATATCAACAGTTTCAAGCCTTACACTACTCTGAGATTTCTTACACTTTACTGTAAGGTTTTTAAAATAGTTCCATTAGTATCGTAGATTTTATTAGTTGTTTCTTTCACATAGAATCTCTTAGTTTTTTCTTGAACTTTTGACCAGTAAGCCACAGATTTATAACCTAACTTTGATAACTCTTTAGAAAAATTCATTTTATTCATATGATGATAGCCATTATTTGCACACCATATTTGATATATTTCGTATGCTTTATCAGTATTACGCCCTTCTACTACCGGCAATTGTCTATAGTCCTTGTCTGTCGCATCTTCTATGAATTGCAGAACTGGGTTATTATCAAATTGATACTCCTCTTTTGTCTTTCTAGCAATTTTCGGTTCGATAATCTCGTTATTTTCTAATGTTCTTTTTAAACCTTTTAAAGCTAAATTAAGTAAGGCTGACATATTATATGGTGTTATCAATTTGTTCAATAACATTGGATCTTTTTTCTGCCCACCTTTACCGAACTTACGCAGCATAGGAATAATTACCATACGTCTATAAAAACCTTCACTCTTATCATTACTCATTGGTAACTCATTACTTGCAAAGATGAGTTTTACATATGGCTTAAACTCAAAAGCGTCTTGTCCTTTAAATTCCAGTGTGATGTAGTTTCCTGTTACAATGATTTTGAAATTGCCCGTATCCTTAATACGATTAGGATCTATATCATCAGCAATATTTACTAGCTTTCCTTGTAAATTTGCAGGTTTAAATTTATCGTTTAAATCGTTAAAAGATAATGCTGTTGTGTTTTCTGGATTATAGAAATGGTGCAATAATTTAAGTAAAGTTGTTTTACCATTGCCACCTGGACTATAGTAAAAGAAGGCAACTTGTAAGAAGTTATCACGGTATAAACCATAACCAATCATTTCGTAGATTAGTTGTTCTACTTCTTCATCATCATTTGATATATCTTTAATAAATCGTTCTATTAAATCACTTTGTGCTTGTTCATTAAAATCAACATCAATAATATTGGTTATATAGTATTGAGGACTAAACGAGTTTAATTTTTCTTCAATAGTATCGTATATACCGTTTTTTAATCCTATATAACGTGCTGAACATTGTTCTTGATAATTATTCATGCATAGAGTTTTTAACTTCTGGTATACTTCCTTATTTTGTTGTTCTCGTAATGACGGGATATATTTGATAGTCATTTTACGCACAACATCTATATTAAGTGGCTCGTACTTCTTGCCTGTAAAAACATGAGGACGATTGTCGATATAGCAACCATGAAATTCTTCATAAAGAAATAAAGCAAAATCATAAAACTTAAATCTATTTCCATCAAAAAATTCTTTTTCATCAAATATTGATTTATCTTCCAAATAATCTGGAAATATTCCCATACTAAACCTCCTTATTGATGTTCTCTTTTGTATATTGATTCGAATGTGGCGTTAAACTCTCTTGAACTTAATGGAGGTTTACAATTCTCATTCCACATATAACAATATGCGTATACTAAAGGATCTGGTACACGTCTATTAAGTAATACACCTATCAGTGACGTTAATGTTTGATTTCGATTACCTGTTGAAACTCCAAAAGCAATTGACTTCCAGAATTCATTATCTCGTCGTTTAGGATATTTAAATTTAGTTGATTCTTTATGTTTCTCTTTGTATTTATCACACCACTGGTTGAGAGTTTTAGTGTCTAAAATTAGTGCGTCATTATACTTATATAGAAATGGATATTTATCTTTTTGATACACTGGTAACGCCATCGCTCTACTAGGTTGAAAACTTCCCTCATCTACTGGATGACCTATCTTACTCGCTAATACTTTTGTGTATTTTCGATAATCATCTGCACTTATACGCTCACTCAAAGGCGTATACAAGCGTACTCTACCTTGTTCAGTTGTGTGCGAGTACGTTGTGTGCCAAAACCATGCAACTCCTTTTAAAGTCTCCGTAATTGCATCGTGTAGTAGTCTCAACTTAGGAACGTCGTCGTAGTCCAGGACTAGGACATCACGATAAATCACGTTTCCGTCTTTACGATATTTTTTATATTCATCACCATTTTCATCAGTATCGTCTTTAATATCACCATAAACAGCAACACCACGAGCATATTTATTAGTATTATTTTGTGGTATAGATAATCTATTAACTAACTCACTCCATTTAGGCTGCGAAAACTGTTTAAACGATCTTGAATCCAAAGTTCCATACCAAATTACAGAAACTTGAGTATCATATTCTAATTTAATTTCATTCAATTTTTACACCTCTAGGAATAGCAGAGCAAAAATGATATAATATAGATAGAGTATTTAATTAATTTGCTCTGTTAAATTAATGAGTTATGCGTTTAGTGATTCCTCGCCAAAGTTCTCACTAGACGCTTTTGTTTTGTCTAATTCGTCTAATGCTCTATCATGAAATGTAGTAATCTCATCATTCATAAAATTTATATCTTTCAATATTGAGTTAAGCACTGCCATCAATACATAATAGTTCTGATAGTATTCTTTTAACATATATGATTCCATTACTTTACCTTGTGCATCTAAATGAGATCTAAATCGTTCATTACTATCCATGTGTTCACCGATCATTGTTATAACTGTATTTATTTTTGTGTTTAACTCTGCCTCTATCACTTCATTTTTCATTTGTTTAATATTTTGTTTTAAATTACTCATTTTATTATTTCTCCTCTTCATAATTAAAATTATTTTCTAGTTCCTGCAAACACCACTTCATAATATATTCGAGATGTTTTTCTCGACTTATCTCTGTTATTTTTTCAACACCATTTCTTTCTTCAATATGTTCATACATATCGAATTTATTATTAATACTTAATTTGAGTTGATACTTAATAACTTCAAGTGTCACTCTTTGCTTTTTATTCATTTTATTAATTCTCCTTTTTGTATTTATACTTATCAACAATTGGCAAAGTTAAAGTTTGTATTAGTGCAGTTATTGCAACCCCATGAATAAAATCAATAGAGTATGCATATAAGCAGCCAATTGTTATAGCTAGTATAGAAATCAAAATATATAGTTTCATTAACCCTCACCTCCTTTAAGAATTTGCTTTAATTTTAGAACTAAACAATTCATCAATTGGCATGTCATACATTTCTGAAAGAATCTGACACTCATTTAAATTAAATATTGCTTTGCCACTTTCTTTTAACTGGTAACGTTGTGGACTAATACCCAGTTTTGTAGCAACTTCTTTTTGAGTATCACCTTTTTCTTTCCTAGTGATGTACAACATAGGATAAGCTAAATTTGCCATTTGTAGAACCTCCTTTAGTAACAAGTTGACTTGTTATTTTTTGTTACAAATGCATTATATAATTGTTATTATAATTTTGTCAACTAAACTTGTTATTTAATGGTTATAAATAACACGTATATATGTTAAAATCTGTTTGTTAGGAGGGATTATATGATTGTATTTCGATTAAAAGAAATCATGGAAGAAAAAAATTTAAAGATAAGTGATTTAAACGAACAAACTGGAATCTCTAGAAATTCCATAAGCTCTTTATTAAATGGAAAAACTAGAGGTATTCAATTT